ATATTATAGAAGTCTCCTACAATGTTACCTCCAGTGGGGCTAGGGGCACTACTAAGCATCTTGCCTGCAAAGTTAGACATGGACGCGCCAAGATTTACTGTAGGGTTTACCTGCTGAGTGTACTCGTATAGAGGTGATGTTTTATCTAAGTACGCTGCACTATTTGTAGCCTGAAACGCATCTTGTATCTTCGCTTTCTCTGCAGGAGGTAAAGAGTTAAACTCAGGACTTCTCATAATCTGCAAAGAAGCTGAGTACAAAGTCTTCTGCTCTTCTATAGGAAGGCTAGAAATATCCTGGGCAGTTAATACCTTATATCCCTCTGGTGTTGGGGGTGGAGTAACTCCCTTAGCTTTTGCTGTACTTTGAATTACATAAGGAGCCCTGTCCAATGCCTCTGCTGTGTCTAAAAGATTAAGTCCAGACTCTGTAGCAGCAGTTATAAAATCTTCAAACTTTATATTGTTGCCACCTTGGGTGGAGTAAGAGGTGCCTTTGTAGATATCACTGAGTATCTTTTTCTTCTCTTCAAGAGTCTTCCCCTCAGCCATCTTCTGAGATACTGTGTTAGCCATTAGAATGTACCTTTAGTCATGTTAAACTCCAAGGCTCTGAGTCTTATCTCAACAGCCGATATAGAATATAGTTCCCAAGCTCGTCTTCTAGCCTGTCCTAATTGTCTAAGAACAGGACGTTCTTGGTTTATGCTTATACTACGAGCAGTGCTCCATGTAGTATAGTCATCATCTGAATACCTAACTTGTATAGTAGCTGCTGAACGGTTACCAATAATCTCAGCATAATGATAAAACTTAGTTTTGTTATCCTTCAAGTCTGCTTTATATGTTACAACCCTGAAAGGAATACTAGCACCATTGTCAGTATGAGCAGTAGTCTCGATAGTATCTATCTCTCCTGTAGCTCTGTCCAGAGCATAAGTAGTACCATTAAGAGCAGCAATCTGGGAGTACTGCCATTCTATATCGGAGCCCTCCGACAGAGTAGACCATTGGTACCACCGTTTCTCAGAGATATCACAGACTAATGTAATATTCAAATCGTTTAGAGTAAGGATATAAAACACGTGTCCAGCAATTTTGATAGCGTTAGCCTCTACAGAAGCAAGAGTGGAAGCATCTAGGAATCTCTCTACAGGAGGGTTAGAAATCCGTACTGGAGAAACCCCTTCTAGCATGTACACTGCTCTACCTTCTTCTCTAGCCTGACCCACCCACACTACAGTCTGTTCTACTTCAATAGCAGAAGGACCGGAGGCACAACCAATATCCATTTTATAAGAAGCACTTCTCTCCAGAGGAGAGCCAGTAGCTACACCAGCATTAAAGAAGAACTCACCAGACCAGTCACCAAAGGCAACAATAAAGTTAAGGTGTTTAACAAGAGCAACACCACCATCAGGTTCAGATATTTTACTAATATAATCCAAAGCTCCCCAAGTAGTAGGGTCTTCTATAGCACTGTTATAAATTCTACCAGAGGTAGTCATAACAAATACCATGTCATCTAGGTACACAACACCCGAAGCTAAGGGTAAGGCTGGTGTTTGGGCTGGAGGAAAATCCGTATCAGACACAGCCGACACAGCACCAGAACTACCATTCAAGACGGTTCCTACAGAACCATTATGCATGAACAAGTAAGGTACTTGAGAGGTTCTAGAGAAACTAAGTTGTCCTGTACCAGTAGTACCTTTCAGTGTAGGGACACCAAGAGAACTCATCTCATAGATATTACCTGCTTGTACAGCATACAACTTCTCATTGAAACCAATCAATCCACCAGCTGCTGCTGCAGCTCCAGTAGCACCAAAGGTAACAGTCCCAGGACGGGACACTACCTCCTCAGTACCATCAGGTAAGGTTTCTATATAAGCATTTACTAATCTGGCATCCTTGGTTGTGGAGGCAGACCTAGACTCCAGTACCATACTGAGAGGAAGTCTAGGTAGTGGTACTTCTTGTGGGTCAATCATCTTTGTTGTCTTTGTGGGAGAGAAGGACTAAAGAACACAGAGTTGTACTCAGTGTCAAAGTCTTCAACCTCAGTCAGGAACTTACCAGCTTTAGCTTCGATGTATTGAAGCCTCTGTTGGTCTACTCCGTAATCCACAGATAGTTCTGCAGCAAGGTTCCAACCAAGGGCATATAACCACTCTCCAGGAAAATCAAGATTGGCTGTAGAAATACCAGCATCCTGAAGAAGTCTCTGTGTAACTATATGCATCTGGTACATACTAGCAGCATTGGTATCAGGAGTGAGGTATGTGTACAGAGTACTAGTATCTCTACCAACTTGAAGATATGCTGCATTAGACACACCAGTAGAGAACTTACTACCGAACTGGTTGTACTCCTGCTGGCTCAGTACCTGCAGTGGGATATCATTATTGGGAGTAACAGAAGTATTACGAAGCCATGCTTGCATAAGCTTCATTGGCTTGTCAGTCTCTACATCCGGTGTAGGAGTAGCTCCAGTAGGTCCTAGGATGTAACTAGTCTGGCTGGCTACAAGAGGAATAGTAATCTCATTGATAGTCCAGAGTTTAATACCTTTAGTTACCCAGCTCTTAATCATCATGTCAAGAGCCTGGGCAGCATTGGTTACCTCTGTAGAATCAGGAGTAGCACCAAGAGCCAGAGCACCAATCTTGCGTAGAGCAAACTGGATAATCTGGTCTCTTGTCAGAGCATATGTTGTTATACCACTTGTAGCCATACTGCTCCTTATTTAAGGAAAGTTAGTTTATAAATTGTAGACAGATACAAAGAGACTATCTCATCAATGATATTCTGAATAGTAGAATCCTCCTCACAGCAAGAAGTTCTTTCTTCCTCTACTTTACTTAGAAGTTTCTTGAGAGTTACAAGAATAGTACCCTTCATAGGGTTAGAGTAGTAAGGAATGTCAGTAAGATTCTTACCTGTACGTCCTTGATAGGCTTCTGCTAGAGAGTCAGCCAGAGGAATAATCTCTTCATAGAAAGTACCCAATGCCTTATGTACTGCATAAGAGTCTGTCTTCAGATGCTCTCTGTGAGTACACTCTCTACTCAGGAACAGGATTGCTAGAATTTCTTCCATTACTTATCCTTTCGTCTGTCCATAATCTTCTCCAAACTCCGCCCACCGAAGTAGAAGGACATAATCAACATGCCCCAACTACCTAATAGTTTAACATATTCTTCGTTAACTGTCAAGTCCCAGATGCTTAAAGAAGCGAACATAGTGTAGGCAGAGAGAATAAAGAGAAGAGTTAGCGGCCTAATGTTCTTAGCTAACCAAGAGTCACTAGACATATCTGCCTGCATTCTCTTAGTAAGCTCTTGCTGTTCAGTATTATCAGCAGTAAGTTCCGCCAGCTTTCCTTCACTAGCCAACTCTGCAAGCTTAAGTTGAGCCTCTGCTTTAGCTTGGGGGTCAGGGATAAGCTTGTCTATTAGTTTGGTACCAATACCAAGAATGTCTAGTAAGGCCATATCAGTTCTCTATGTGAGTTTCTACTCTGGTTACACGCCTATCAAGATGAGACAGCTCTTGTCTCAAATCTCTTTCAATGCCACCTAACTTGTTGTCAACTGCTGTTAACTTCATGTCTATTGTTCTAGTTAGTTCATCTAGTTTGCTATGTACTCTAGCACCAATCCATCCAAGGACAGCGATAAGCACACCGAATACTGTGAAAAAAAGTGGGATAATGTAGTGTTCCATCAAGCATTACCTTCAGTAATAGTAGCAGTAGTCATGTATATAGGAGTATTCAAAGTACAGTCTGCAGTGCTGGTAATAATGTTAGTCCCACTTGTTCCAACAGTAAGCCCAGACAGTACTTCTGTAGTACCATCAGACTTAAACAGTTTTGCTAAAGCAAACGTACCACCAGCATCAGCTTGTGAGTCTTCTGTGATTACTCCGAAGGTTAATACTCCTCCAGAGACTGTACCCAGAGTGGTACCACAAGTGAGAGTACCGAGTAGAGTTGCATAAGAAGCAGTA